TATGGCGGAGGTCTATATGTTTATGGTGGTGTTGGAAATGCTTTAGCTTCTAGTACGGATGCAATAACATGGACTGCAAGAAGCGCAAGTGGTGCAAGTGTAGGATCCTTAACTTATGGAAACGGACTTTATGTAATTTCAGGAATCAGAACTAGCACAGATGCCATAACATGGACAACAAGGTACCCACCAAATAATGGAGATGGAATAGCTCAAGCTTATGGAAATGGAATATATTTAAGTGCTGGGTCTTCTATAACAACATCTACTGATGGAACTTCGTGGCAAACCAGACAACCAATAACAGGTGTAACTTTAAACTCTATTCCGCATGGTGGAATGGGTTTAAGTTATCTAAATTCTAAATTTGTTTGTGTTGGTAGATCTGGTATTTCTTCAACATCTACAGATGCTATAACATGGTATGGTGAAAATTCAGGGACTGGATCAATTATTATTGGTTTGACGTATGGAAGTGGTATATATGTTTATTGTACGCAATTAGGAGGTATTTCAACCAGTACAGATGCAGTAACGTGGACTGCAAGAACTTCTGGTACTTCAACTAATTTAACATCACTAGCTTATGGAAATAGTGCGTATGTTGTTGGAGGGTGGGCTGGTTATATTTCTTCTAGTACAGATGCAATCACTTGGACTGCTAGAACATCACAAACAACTTCTAGTATATTTTCAGTTATTTATGATTCTGGTTTATTTGTTTATGGAGGAAACGCTGGAAAACTAGGAACAAGTACAGATGGAACAACATGGACAGCTCGAACATCAGGTACAGCTTCAGCTATTCTTGGTTTGACGTATGGCGGAGGTTTATATGTTTATGGTGGTGTAGGAGGAACTTTAGCTTCTAGTACGAATGCTGTTACATGGACTGCAAGAACTTCTGGTACTACCAGTAGTATTATTAGTTTAACCTACGGATCTGGTATTTACGTTTACGGTGGTGTTGGAGGTGTTTTAGCTTCTAGTACGGATGCAATAACATGGACTGCAAGAACTTCTGGCACTACTTCTACTATTTCTTCTTTAACGTATAATGGAAGTTTGTTTGTTGCAGGTGGTGTTGGATTTGTAACAACATCCACTGATGGTACAACATGGAATCCAACAGGAACATATTTGACAACAGTAAGTTCTGTTTATTATGACACTCTTGGTTCCCAATTTATTTTGGGGGCAACCGCTGGTAATATTTATACAACAACTGACGGATATACATTTACATCATATTCTTTAGGAACAGCAGTAACAATAAATTCATTATCATACGGATTTGGTAGTTATTTTGCTGGAGCAAGTGGAGTTTATACATCTACAGATCTTGTGTCATGGACAAATCAAGGTGTTCCATTTAGTTCAGATACCTATTTAGCTTATGGTAATGGATATATGGTTGCTGGAGGGTCATTCGGTATTTATACATCCACAAATTTAAGTGCTTTTGAATTACAGTCAACCCCATCTACTTCTATTTTATCTTTAATATCAGGTGGAACAGTTTTTGTGTCAGGTGGGAATGCTGGTGTTATACAAACATCTAACACAGATTACCCTTATAATATAGCTACACAATTTCAAGTTCCGACGGATGCGCAATTATCTATTACAACAGAAATATTAACAAATTACGAACGATCATTATACATTAAGGCAACATGAAAATATTTATTGCAACACCTGCTTTTGATGGGAAAACACACGTACAATACACAATTGCTTTGGCTGAAACATGTATGTTATTAGCTACAAATGGAATTGAGTATAAAATATCTGTTAATTGTAGTGGATCGCTTTTAATAGCAGAAAGAAATAGGCTAAACAAAGCATTTCTTGAGTCAGATTGCACTCATATGCTTTGTATAGATTCTGATTTAGGGTGGCCTCCAGTAGCAGTTTTAAAAATGTTAGAGCATGAAGTAGATTTTGTTGGGGGTTTATATCCAGCAAGAGGAGAAAAAACATTTCTTTTTAGAGGATGTCATAATGAAGATGGTGCTTTACAGAGTAATGGAAAAGGATTATTGAAAATGCAATATATCCCAGCTGGGTTCATGCTAATAAAAAAATGTGTATTAGAAAAAATGACAGAACACTTTTCACATTTATATTTTCAGCCAAAAGCAGAAAAACTTAAAGACGAATGGGGTCATTGCTTGTTTGAAACAGAAGTCAAAGATGGAGAATTTTGGGGTGAAGACTACGTTTTTTGTAGAAGAGTGAGGGAATGTGGTTTTGACATTTGGATAGACCCTTTAATTCAATTTGATCATGCTGGAAATATTGGAATGTTTGCAGAAATGTTAACTCAAGAAAAACCAGTGTAACTATCCCTCACAAAAGTGATTCTTTGTTTCATCTTTTTTTTCTAAACATTTTTTAGCAATATCCTGGATTTTTTTAGTCGGGGATTTGTTTCGAATCCAAGGAATGCAACAGCACGAATTGCAGCTGTTGTCAATTACTATAGTGATATCTGAATGAATGGGTGGAACGGGATCTAAGATCATATCGAGCTCCTTTTTTTCAAGAGGGCCGTATAACCTCATGATATCCGTTCCGTAATATTTGTCAATTTTTCTATTTTTTCGCGTTTAACAAATGAACTTGATGGTTGTATAAAAGAATATAATGGCTTTGCATTTCGTAATGATATTTAGCTTCAGTAAGCTTGCTTTCAATGTATTGCCATTCATCCATTACAGAAAGTCCATATTGCCCGCTTGCAGTTATGATTCCAGCAATGATTCTATAAGAGGGGCTAGCTGGATAAAGAAGAGCTATGGTTGTAGCAAAACAAGCCTTAGCTTTTTCTTTACAGTCTACGTTCGGCAATAAAAGGCAAGAATCTTCTGCTTGAAAAAAGCATCTTTTAGCTTCACTTTCGTGATATTCAGCCATTTCCCAACATTTATTAAGAAAGTCTTTATTTGCTTCTCTAATAGTGTCTTTAGGTTTTGTGTTTTCACCAGTATATACAACAACACTGTTTGCTAAATATTTATCAAAAACATCGCCATGGCATTTATGGAATGTGAAAAAAAATTCTATTACAGAAAATATGACAAAAAGACCAATGTAATACAAAAAAGACCTTTTCCCTTTTAGGAAAAAAGAATGCGCTAAAAATATAGCGCTAGTCAAAATTGATGAGTATATTAATATGTTCATCGTTCACGAATCCAGCGTACCCCTTTTGCGTCTACAAAAGAATCTTGTGGCACCAATTCAACGGTAATCTTAAAATTAGGCATTGAAAAGCCTTCGCTGTATGTTAAAATTGTCGGTGATTGCAATTGATCGTCTTCAATGATTTGTTTTATTCGTCTTTTTAAAACTGAAATTTTGCTTATGGATTCGTTCATTTACACTCCTTTTCTTGATGATTTGCTAGCTCTGCGGGCATTATATTTCGTAAAACAAGCACTGTTTTAATTATTGCTATGTCCTTTTCTATTTCATTAAATTTTCCGTTCATCCATAAAACGGAACTTGCAAAAGCGGATAACATAATCACTAAATCTACATGTTTTTTAAACCATTCCATTATAGATAATACCCTTTTTTTGCAATGTTAGACTGCAAAAACTCCATTTGCTCTATCAAGGTTTTGACTTCTTTTTGAAGACTTGTGATTTTTGCGTATTGACCTTTTCGAAGAACATCATATTTTTCTTCTAACTGTCTCATTTTTCGTTCTAATCGATCTTCTTGTGTTTCTTCAAATAAAAATAACTGCGCCATACAACCTAATGTTTTCGTTTTGAGATTTCTAAATGAGTTATTTCATGCATATCTTTCACAAATTCGTTAATTTCTTTTATTTCTCTATGTATTTCTTTCAGCATGACATTAGATGTGAAAAAATACAAAATTGACATTAAAAATATAGAAAAAATTCCACCAAAAATAAAAGAAATAGACTTGCTAAATTCCATAAAAAACTCTAGGGTAAAGATTTTAAAATTAGAACAAGTAAAAGTCAATAAGTTTGTGAATGCTATTCATTTGATATAAGAATCGAAACAACGCATAAAAAAACAACAAAACAAACAAAATCTAAGATGTGTTCTTGTGACATGCAATTCCTTTTTAATCAATTGAGACTCGAAAATATTCAATCGGTTTTTTTCTGTATTTTTCTAAGTCTACGTTTTTTATTTCTTGAATTGCAGAGTAATCGATTAACCCTTTTTTCACTACTTTTGATAGTTTTATCCCGTTTCCCATCGTTGATTTTGACTGAGACAATGCAATCAACTCCTGTTTCAAGTTCTGTTCCAGTTCTTCCGCATTCTTCAGATTCTGGTGTGCAATTCGATATTTCTCTGACAAGCTGATCCATTGTGAATCTGACCTCGTCAGATAATCCCGCGTAGTCATCATAGGAGAAGTAAATGTTATGAGGCATTCGTAAAATTCCCGTTCTTTTTCGATCATGTTATTTATGAAATCCTGATCTCTTTCAACGGGTATTACTATGCCGTGTTCTCCGTTGAACGCAACAAATAGAGATTGATCAACATCGGCGCAATGCATTTGATGGTATAATTGACTAAGATAATAGGGCGCTATTTCCCCGCGCTCTGCTTGCGCAAAAGACTTTGATCCGCATTTAATCTCAACTACAGTCTTTTTATCGCTTGTAAGTCCGTCTAATGAAGCCATCATAAAGTCTTTAATAATTACAATAGGCTCGCATTTTATGCCGCGTTTCTTTTCTAGCCACTCTCTTGCTATCGGTTCAAGAAGAGTTCCTCTTGCCATTGCGGGTGTTTCAATTTCAGGTGGATCTAAGTCCATTTTTTGACGCCACAGTGCAAAAGGAGTTTTAAAAGGAGACAACCCTAGAATCACTCCGCTATCTGTTGCTGTTATTTTTGTTTTTCGAAGCTCTAGCCAATCGCTAGAGCCTTGTTTAAGTTCATTCACTTGCTTCTGGTTTCCTTGATTAAATCAATAAACATTTCATACAACCTATCAGTACGAGAAGATTGCCTATCGATCTTTCCGTCTAATATATAAAATCCACCTATCAATGTGACCATAATCGTTATCCATTCCAAATGTGATATCCATTTATTTTCTTTCATTATTTATCCTTGCGATTCAGCTTGTTTAATTTTAATTTCTCTGAATGCTAACGCTTTTTGAATGACCTTTTTTAAATCAGCATCAGGAATGCCATCAATATTTTTTATTTTGTAATGCTCGCAGATTTTATCTTCGTAGTCAGTTCCACAATCTTCTAGAATTCCTCCAAGCTGAATAATCATCTCTTCACGATTAACAAGGGGAGCAGTCTCTTTCATAACAACAGGCTGTACAACTTCGCATTCAGTCACGGGGAGCTTATACTCGTCGACTCTAGCGATCTCTTTAAGTTCGTCTTCTACGTAGCCCGCGCCCATGCTTAAGTCTGGAAATAACTGTCTGAACAGCATAGACATACAACGGTTGTACATCATAATTTGTGGGTACTTTTTCCATGTTGGTCCATCCCATAAACCAGCCCTCAAAGCATCATTTTTTGAAAATGAGCATGTCCAAGTATCACCTGAATCAGCACGTTTACCGTGCAGTATAACAACCTCATCATTTGATTTAGGATCTTTCGTTATTGAATGACCGCGTTTCCTGACCAATGCAGCCATCATCTCAGTTGACATGCCCATTTTACCGTTTACCATGTAGAAACCTCCGTTAAGGCCTTCAAATGGATGAATTCCTAACGATTTGCAACGAGCTATGATTGTATGAATTCCATCTTCTCCCATTTTAGCATAATGTTTGGTATTCATTAGCTTTCTGCAAGTCTCTTGAATTTTGTCTAATTCTGCCAATTGCTTGCTAAAATCATCTTGCGTTACCAATTCGTTATTCATAATCAACCTCATTTTCTTTTTGCTCTTTATATTCTATTATAAAATTCTCTAAATCTTCCAAAATTGCGTATCTATCCAATTCGTCAATGTCAAAATAACTCATAAAATCATCTGCGTAAATGCAACCTTCTTGTTCTGCGTCAATCATCATCTTTGCAAACTTTTCTTGTATATTTTCGTCTTTTGATACAAAAGAAAGTTTTTTCAAGCATTTCTTTTTGTGTTCTTCCATTTGATATGACATTGAGTCATGAAAATCATTCATAAAATCCTCGTAACTTTCTTGGTAGCTGTACATGATCAACTCGCTTTTTCTTGTATTTGTTTAAATTGCTTGATCAACTTGATGTCTTCCATAACTTTAAATGCTTGCCAAGATAACATTTCAAATTCATCTTGTAATTCCTGACACATTTGCTGTTCGTCTTTAGCAGCTTGTTCTAGTCTTTCGCACAATGTTTTTGCTGTATCGATCAATTCTTGTAAGTCTGTTTTCATGATTTACCTATTTTTTTTGTTAATCCTTAACTTTGCGCCGCTACAACCGTTTAGTCTAGACTAAATTGGGAGACTTGCGCTTTGTTATGTACATAATTTAACACAAAACAACATTTAAAGTCAAGTTTTTGTGGTCATTTATTTTCACGTGCACAAAAAACAGCTTCTGTTATATCATATTGGTAACCTTAAAAATAAAACATAGGTAATACAATGAATTTAAAAGAGTACCTTTTCTTTAAAAGAATGACAGTCAAAGAGTTCAGTCAGATCATGGATTACAGTAGGACTCATATGTCATCTATTGTAAATGGGACAGCAACGGCGGGTATAAAATTAGCTAAAAGGATTGAGAAGTTTACAGACGGCGAGCTAAAGGCTATTGATTTGATGAAAGAAAACGATAAGAGATATAAAACGAGAAAGCTTGATTCAGATTAAGAAATAATCGAAGAGGTGAAGTAATGGACGCATTAGACAACGCTTTAGGTATAAGAGCTATAGGAAGGTTTATGCATAATCATTTTAAATTTATTTTTTGCGTAGCTTTGATATTAATTGTTGCATATCACATAGATCACAAACTTGAATCACATCATGAAATCATAAAAAAAGAATATGAATACAATAAATTTAGGACAAATCTGAGATTTGATGAAATAAATAGTAATATAAAAAACAAAAGGTAGCATAAATGGACTGGACACAAGTTTTAGCAATAATTTTAGGGAATTTTGCAATGTTAGGTGCAAATTTAGGAATATTTTTTTGGCTTCGAGCTGAGGCAAATGCTGATAGAAGGCAAATCCAACAAGAATCTGCTGCCGATAGACGAGATTTTTTGAGTTTAATTCGAGAAATTAAAGACGAGTTAAAGGATTTTCACGCAAGACTTTGCGTAATCGAAGAAAAAAGATCAAAGAAATGATTTACTGAAATGTTAAGATTGTGTTAACACTTAACATTCTAGAAAAAAGAAAAACCGCAGTATCTAGCTGCGGTTTATCGAAACTTAGGACTTAGATGACTTAAGTTTCTAATTAACACCCCCAGGTGTTGTCTAAATATTACCATACGGTAAATATCTTTGCAACACCTCCTTGACATTAACTAACCTTAAGGAGGTTATATCATGAAAAGTAAAAAATCTGATTATAAAACGAAAATACTTCAATTATTTTTACAGTCAAAAAACTACCGTCAATACAATATTCCCATAGCAAAAGCACTTGGAAAAATTGAATATGCGGTTCTTTTGACTGACATGATTGATCAATTTTTTCATTTTGATGTTGAAGAATCGCTTATTTCCCATCCAAAATATGGTGACGGATTGATGTATTACACTATAGACAAAGCTTATATAAGATGCGCTATGAACAAAGATTCTTATGATTCTGGAATAAAATTGTTCATAAAACTGGGATTTATAAAAGATTACGTTTTGTTTGGTTGGCCACCCAGAAGGTATTTTAGGCTTGATTTTGAAGCAATATACGATTGGACAATTCAAATTAATTTTACTGAATTGCGGAATTCCTCAAAACAATTTGCGGAAACCCGCAAATCAATTTGCGGAAACCCGCAAACATACGAATCTAATAACGAATCTAAGAAAGAAACTAATATTCGATTGTCTCCTCATCCTCCTGCTCCCTCAAAAGATTCGTCTTCTTCAAAAAGGCAAGAAATCGTTTTTTTTGATCCGTTTACCTATCAGCTAGCCGATGGAAAGACATTAAGTCCTATTATGGCAAAAACTTTATCTAAGCAAATGAAAGATCCAAAGCTTTTGCCTATAATTCTAGCTAATGTCTCGTGGTACGAAAGCCAGATTCAAAAAGGAAATACCCCTAGAAAGCATGAAGCTTACCTTCAAAGTGCAATAACAAAAAACTACGCAGCGAAAGAAAATGGAAGCGCATCCAACCTGCTTTACGCTAGGTTTGTAAAGGAAGATATGAATTTGGATGGAATGAAAATAATGAAAACAGTCGTTCAGCTCGACAAAAAAGACGGGTCTAAACCAGAATCGATTTCACTCAATTTACCCGAGCAAACATTTGCATCAATACTCGATAATTACATAAAAAATATTCAAAATAAGGAAAAAATAATATGAAATACATCAAAATCTACTTTGATAGAAGAGATGATAAAACATCAGATTCACTTGAAGATTTAGGGGATAATCCTGGTGGAAGTTTGGAGATATTTTTTTTAAAGTTAGATGATTTAAAAGAAATAGAATATTCAAGGTTTAGAAAATCTGTTAAGTTTCGGTTTAACGATAAAATTTTCTATGGAATAGATATTCTCTTTGAAGAGTTTAAATTTGAAGAATACCTAGGATCAAAAAGTCAAGTGGTGTTTGATATTCATATTTCATCTGCAAAACTTTTTTATGTATAAAGAATAAACATTGACCGTAAGTTTCTTGCGGTCAATTTATGAGCAATTACGAGGAAAAATGAACGACATCAACAGCAAAATGATTTATGACGGGTACAAATCCTTATCCGACAAAGTAGATAATCTAGAATTCATGGCAAAACGCTTGCATTCTTACATAAACGACCATAGAAGCGCGATAATTGAGTTAGACAACAAAGTAGACAGCTTGCTATTCGATAACGAAATGGATGAGTGTTTCTGTGAGAATGATGAAGAAGAGATTCGAGATGCAATGAGATACTCTGATATAAATACTTTGATTTTGCTAGTTAGAAACATCATGAGCGAAGAGAGAATGACTTTACATGATGTTATAAAACGTCTGATTAGCGATGTGTGATATCACGATGTGCTCAAATGTCGATTGCAAAAAGAAAAGCCTGTGCTATCGATTTATGGCGGTTCCTAGCGAATTTCAGCTATACGACGCATTCATTGAATTGCCGTGTAAGCATTTCATGCACATTGAAAATAGAAAGACTAGAAATGAAAAAGGCCCTGAGACAATCTCAGAGCCCTAAACTTTAGTTCAAAAGGAATATATGCAATTTCAATATTGCAGGTAGCAACATTACACTCAAGAAAAAATATGACAAAAACAACAATATTTCAAATTCCGGCAAAAACCGTTAGCGAAGCAAACTCATCAGAGCATTGGGTGAAAAAAGCAAATAGACACAAACTTCAAAAGTGGATGGTTAAAAAAGCCTTTAAAGACCACGAGTTGAATATTAAACTGCCTGTTGAAATTACATTTACACGAATTGCACCTAGACTTTTGGACGAACATGACAATTTACCTTGCTGTTTCAAATATATGCTTGACCAGTTCGCTGCCGAGATTACAGGAATAAAACAAGCAGGTAGAGCCGACGATTGCAAAGAAATTACTTGGAAATATTCTCAAAAAAAAGGTAAGGTCAGAGAGTATGCAGTTGAGGTAAAAATCGAGGAAAATGTTTCTAACAAAATTGTTTAAAAAATTTATCGAATTTTTAGAAAAATATACTAATCCAGGAGGTCCATGTTGTTAAAAATAATGTTTTCTGTTTTTGTGATGGCTTTTTTAGCTGGTATGTTAGCGACTAGTTTAACTGGATGTACCTACAGCATAAACATGGTGCATACAGAAGGTTCTGCATCTGACGTAGTAGACGAAACACAAAGAGCCAATCCAGATATTAAAACAAATTTAAGTATTCCAGCATTATGAAGTGTTCAGTATGCAACGAGAATATTTACCCTACAGAAATATATAATTCTTTTTATTTTTGTAGAGAATGTCATGAAATATACATATACGAGGGACAAAATGGACAAAAAAATAAAAGAACTACAAAAAAGCACGCAGAAATTAATGAAAAAGGAAGCTGCTCTTTTAAAAGCGGATCGCAAAAACGATAAAATAGTCGATAAAGCTAAAGCGAAAATGAAAGGCAAATGTTAGCGGTGTAAAATGAAAAATCACAAAACGCTTACAATAACTCAAGCGTCAAATATTTATGATATAACAAGACAAGCAATTGCAATCGCTATAAAAAGCAAGCGACTTAACGCTGTAAAAGTCAAAAAACATTGGTATTTTACTCAGGAAGACTGGGATAAGTATCACAATTCTAGATATGATAGAAAACATAGCGTTAGAAATGGAAGACATATTTACGATATTGAAACAGGTGTTCTTTCTCCATCGATGATTGCTAAAGAATACAATGTTAAAATCCAGCAAATATATTACATCATACGAAAAAATATTTTGCCTTACGAGAGAGTTGGGTTTGCATATGTAATAAAAAAAAATGAATTTGAGAAAATCCACAAACTTTTTTTAAAAAACAGAAAAAAAACTGGTAAATTTGCTGATGAACCAAATTCAAATGATAGAAATAAAAAAACTAAAACTCTGTCAAAAAAATCCACGAAAAATAACAAAAGACGACTTAGATAAACTTTGTGATTCCTTAATAAATGACCCAGGGTTTTTAAAAAACAGACCAATACTTGTTAATCAAGTAGATGGAGTGCTAAATGTTTACGCTGGAAACCAAAGAGTTCAAGCTGCTAAAAAACTTAAATGGAAAGAAGTTCCTTGTATAATTGAAGAAAATCTTTCCGAAGAACTTATTAAGCAGCGAATTCTAAAAGACAATCGACATTCAGGTATTTGGGATTATGATATTTTAGCAGGAGATTATGATCTAGAAATGCTAGTCGAATGCGGCTTTACTCCAGAAGAACTTCATTTAAACTTAACTCCACAAGAAATTGAATCAGAAGACAAAGAAGAAAAAGAAAAGAAAAAAAAAGAATGCCCAAACTGCGGACATGAGTTTTAAATATGGCAGAACTTATACCAATAGACATGAAAAAAGTTGATGATTTGCTAATAGCTGGATGTACAGGAACTCAAGTCGCTGGTTATTTCGGTGTTCATCCTGATACTTTATATAATAGAATAGTTTCGGAAAAAGGAATGACCTTCACGGCTTATTCTGCTATTAAGAGACAAAAGGGAGAAAGTATTTTAAAAGCGACCCAATTCGCTAAGGCTATAGGGGCTTCTGATAAAGGCGATAATATGATGTTGATTTGGCTTGGAAAGAATCGACTTGACCAAACAGATAGCCCAAAACAAGACGCTTCAGCTAAAGATGAGCAAATAACAGAAGTTTTAAGTAACGCAAAAGAAAACACAAGGCTCAGGGAAGAAAACACAAGAATTATCGAAGAAAACAAAAAACTCAAAGAGAAATATGAGCCCGAAACAAGAGTTGAGCATATACCAAGCGAATAAAAGATTAAATATTTGGTGCGGAGCGGTTAGATCAGGCAAGACTCATAGTTCTATATATAAAATGATTGATTTCATTCGAAGTGGCCCCAAAGGCGACGGAATGATTATAGGAGTTTCTCGTGACTCGATACAAAGAAACGTTCTTCCCAACCTATATAAAATCCTTGGATTCCCATTACCTACAGCAAAGACAATGCAAACAACATTGTATGGGAGAACAATATATTTTGTAGGAGCTCACGACGAATCAAGCGTTCGAAAAATACAAGGATCTACTCTTGCTTTTGCCTATGTCGATGAAGCTACATGTATTCCGCTCCCATTTTGGCGTATGCTTCTATCTCGTCTTTCTATTACAGGATCACAACTTTTTGCTACTTGCAACCCAGAAGGGCCTGCACACTGGCTAAAAAAAGACTTTATTGATCGCGCAAAAGATCTTGACTTATTTTATTGGAACTTCGAGCTAGATGACAATCCTTCATTAGATGATTCATATAAAGAAAATCTAAAGAAAGAATACACGGGAATGTGGTACGCCCGATACATTCTAGGTCAGTGGGCTGTCGCTCATGGATTAATCTATGATTCTTTTACAAATGACAATATCTACGAAACATCTAATTCGAATCCGAACTATTACATAATGGGTATAGATTACGGCACAACAAACCCTACAGCCGCTGTTATTATAGCTGTCACTCCAAAGCAATGGCCGCAATTGCGAGTTGAGGAAGAATTTTACTACGATGCTGCTAAACACGGCAGATCTAAGACTGATCAAGAACTTGTAGAGGATATCAAAAGCTTTATCGGATGGAGAGGAATTCGATCTATCTATATAGATCCAGCTGCTGCATCTTTAAAAATAGCTATGAGACAAGCAAATCTTCCTGTTTTAGATGCTGAAAATGATGTCATATTAGGTATAAAAATTACGTCAAAATTTATTTCTAATTTGAATCTTGTTATTCATAAATCATGCAAGACATTACTAGAGCATATTCAATCGTATGCCTGGGATGCAAAAGCAGCTGATCGAGGAGAAGATAAGCCTGTAAAGGTAAACGATCACATATTAGATGCTCTTAGATATGCTTGTGCTTCAGCATTTCCTCAAGGTGAACTATCTGGAATCGGAGAAGATCTTACAATCGATCAAATAAGAAAGCAGATATATGAAGAAAACTACAACAAAGATTTTTACGGAAATGGACAAATAGGTTTCTGATAGACAAAATCAACGAATGTTTGTATACTACATGCGTGTTAAAACATATTGAATTCGGACTTTTTGAGGTTTTTGGTTAGCCCTTGTAGAAATACAGGGGCTTTTTTATGGTGTCAAATGAGCAAAAATAAATATCTTTTCAAAACAATTAACGGAAAAAAGCAAGGTATTCACCGTCATGTAATGGAAGAAGCATTGGGTCGAAATCTTGAAAAACATGAGCATGTTTATCACGTGAATGCAAATAGCAAAGATAATCGAATCGAAAATCTTATCGTAATCGAAAAGAAACATAATAAATAATATGCCTACCTACGACTATAAATGCCCAAAATGCGAGCAGATAACTTCTCATCTACATAAAATGAGCGAAACGTTAAATATTTCGTGTCCAGATTGCAGTCGGATTCTAAGCAAATGCATAAGCGCTGGGATCGGACTGCATTTTAAAGGATCTGGATTTTACGAAACGGATTACAAAAACAAATAACATGTCCGATAACCCATAAATATAAAAATTTTTTTTATAAAGTGTTCAATAACCGCCCCGTAAACAAACACAGTAAAATATAAATCATGAAGTATGTAATATATCTTCGAGTAAGCACTGATAAGCAAGTCGAATCAGGCCTCGGCCTTCAATCTCAACGTGAAATTTGTCATCGTTATATAAAAAACAACGGAGATAACGACTCTATTGAATTTATTGATGAAGGTTATAGCGGATCCCTTTCTATAGACAGAAGACCAAATTTACTTCTTTCAATAGATGCACTTGACAAAGGAGATGTCTTGTTAATTGCCAAACGTGACCGTATTGGAAGAGATCCAATAATTAACGCAATGATTGAGCGTGCGGTAGAAAGAAAAAAGGCGAGATTAATAAGCGCTAGTGGAGATGTTAGTGATGCAAATGATCCATCTTCAATATTAATGAAAAGAATGGTTGATGCATTTGGGGAATATGAACGCCTTATTATAGGAGCTCGAACAAAAGCAGCGATGCAAGTAAAGAAAAAAAAAGGGCAACGAGTGGGATACATTCCATATGGTTATAGATTGTCTTCTGATTCCATACATATTGAACCTGATGAACAAGAGCAAAAAATATTACAGGAAATATACGAAATGAAAGATAGTTGCTCTTTAAGGTATATTTCAGATGAGTTGAATAGGAAAAAATACAAAAACAGAAAAGGGAAAAACTGGAAACACAATTCAGTATGGATAATGGTAAAAAGATTTAATCAAAAATGTCAAAAGGTTTAAAAAAAAATATAAAATATATGCTACACAGAGAAATACTTGAAATGGTCGAAAGATGGCTTGAAAACGATGAAGGAAAAATTGTTTCATACACAAATTTTTACAATAAAAACGATTTATATTTATTTGGTAATCTTTTAGGCGATAAAGAAAATGAAATAAAAATTAATGTTAAGCCGTATTTCCAGCAATTAATAGATTTAAAATACGACACATATTTACAAAAAGTTCTTTCGGCAACTTTATGGCAATATATACTTCAAGGAAAAATGAAGTATTTGATACAAGAAACACCACCATGTCAAAAAGACAAACAGATATCTGAAAATGACCAACTCCTAAAGAGTTATATTGATTGTACTAGAATGGGGGTAACTGACGCCTACTTTCGCGGGGGAAACTTTGCTGAAGATGGTGTCATAAAATTTAAAAATCCTCCAATAATTACAATGGATAGTTTTCCGGTAGAGTTTGGGTATTGCAAGGTAACTCAATTTTATTCAAACATCATGACAAAGAGATGCGTAGCTAGATTGCCATATGATATGGAGTATATAATATATTTTGAGCTTACAGAAGATTTATTTGATATATGCATTTAGTGTCTTAAATAATTCTACTGCTTATTTAGCTGGATAAAAAAAGCGATTAAGTTATCCGAAAAAACAGGAGATCTGAAATGCACTGCTGTGAATACGATAAGATATTAGTTGAAGATAATTTGATGATATACACTTCTCCTAAAGGTGAGGTTAGCACGCAAATAGTTAATTATTGTCCGATATGTGGCTGGTGCAAAAAAACAGCGGATTTATTGAAAGAACGAAATATAAAGGACGGAATATGAAAGTTTTATTATTTTTCTCAATTTTTCTAACGCTTAGCTCCTGCTCTGTTGGATCGGCAGCTTCTGCGTACTCATTAATGTCAATTCAAGCAGATAGTCTATCAAAAACTGCTGAAAAAGATCTTATTTGTAAAATCAAATTTGAAATAGAACAAGAGCAAAAACAAACACACGTTGAAGAACAAAAAGAAGTTGAATTAATGCCAGAAAACCTATAATATATACCATCAAACAAGCCTAGAAGGCATTCGAAAACGGTTTCCCTTAACCGCGGCTTGTTTTTTTTCAAGGGGTAACTGATAGGGGGTTATTTCGTGTGTTGGATCTATTTTATTATTTCTATATCTGTAGTTTCAGCAAATTTAGCCACTATCATATTTTTGTACATACAAGCAGACAAAAAAATCGATGCGATATTTCACGCCGTAAGTTCAGGTCAGGAAATTCATGCGAAAATTAATAAAAACATAAAAGGGAAGAAATGATAAAATGGCTTCAATATTTCCCAGAAAAAATAAAGACGGGTCTTTTGTTTGGAGACTGCAAATAAGAAGAAAAGGCATAAAATCGTTTATAACAAGTTTCTCAACAAGAGAAGAAGCAGAAAAGTTTTCTAAAGAAAACGAGTCAAAATATGTTCTAGATCCTGAAAAGTTTACATTCTCTCATCTACAACGAAGAAGGGAAAACGAATTCAGTAGAAAACCCTAAATCTCTACTAGACATCTCTTAAAGAATTCTCTATATTGAATTTTCTTTTATTAGGGGTGTTTAATGGGATCTTACGACAATCAAGCTTCCGGCTATATTGATCCTAGCGAAGTAAGCTCTAAAAACTTACAGCAAATGAAGGAGCACTTTTATCAGTATGCTTATCCTGCTAATGCTTCATATTGGCAGCAGGGATCGATTGATAAAAGGTATAAAGTAGGCGATCAATCACTTTATACAATGGTCTACGGAGATAATCAATACCAAAATTCTAGAAGATGGTTTTTTAACCTGATTCGCCGACATATAAATATGGTGGCCGGTTATCAAAGAAAACATCGTAAATCAACTATTACGATGCCTAATCTACAAAACGATGTTCTTTCAGATGATTACAACGCCGTTATAAAATGGTGTGAAAATCGCGATGGATTTCAAGAATATTTTTCTCAAGCATTTGAGGGGGCTCTTGATACAGGCCTCACTTTGTTGCATTTGTATCCAGACTACACTTTGGATCCGATATCTGGTGATCTTTTTACTGATCAAGTTTCTTACAATAATTTCTTGATTGATCCTTATTGGCGTAAAATGGATTTCTCAGATTGCCAATTTATTTGGAGAAGAAGATGGGTTAACAAGAATGCAGCAAAAGCATTATTGCCAGGCAGAGAGAAAGAAATAGATAAGATGAGCCCATCATCTATGAAGGACGGGAAGTTTCCTCTGCAGGCTGAGCTGTTGAATCTTGATACAAATAGACTTTATACTTACGATGAAATCCATTATAGAAGTACACGTGAAGCCACTATGATTATCGATCCTATTTCAGGGGAATCTACTGAATGGGAAGAAGACAAAGATATGATGGAAGGAGAGCTAGAAATGGTTCTCAGGCAACAACCATGGCTTAAAGTCAAAAAGATGCAAATCCCAACTGTTAAGCTAATGATTGATATTGGCGGCAAAACGATGTATCACGGGGATAATTTATTGCATATTGACGCTTATCCTATGGCTCCAATGGTTTGTTATCACGAGCCTGATATTCAATCCTATCAATGGCGTATCATGGGTATGGTTAGAAATTTGAGAGACAGTCAATACTTGTACAATTTGAGAAAAGTTATTGAATTGGATATTATGCAATCTCAGATTAACTCAGGGTGGATTTATCCAATTGATGCTGTTGTTGATCCAAAAGCGTTTAGACAATCTGGTCAAGGGTTCGTGATTCCATTAAAAGCTGGAAGATCAGCCAATGAAATTCAAAGAATAGAGGCTCCAAATATACCAGCAAGTATGATAGAGCTTTCAAGAATACTTTCAGACGATATTACAAAGATATCAGGTGTTAACGAAGAATTATTAGGATCTGCTGATGATGATAAGGCTGGAATATTATCCATGCTTCGTCAATCTGCTGGTCTTACAACTCTACAAAGTATTTTAGATAAAGCAGATTATACGCAAAGAATATTTGGATCAATACGTTTACAAGCTATTAGAAAGAACTTTTCTAAAGGTAAAATTCGTAGTATATTAGGACATGACGCAGATCCTAAATTCTTTTCAAATTACAGTCAGAAATATTCTATTGAAGTTGAAGAGGGAAATTACACAGCTACACAAAGACAGACTGAGCTTCAGCAATTGCTTCATTTCAAAGAAATTGGTATTCCAATAGCCAATAAAACAATTTTGAACGCTGCTATGATCACTAACAAAAAGCAAGTGATTGAAGACATGCAAGAAGAAGCGCAAGGACAACAACAAGCACAGCAACAGCAAGCTCAGATGGAGCAACAAAAACTACAGATTGAAGAACAAAAAGCGCAGGCAGAAATTCTTCTTAAGCGCGCTAAAACAAACAGTGAGATGGCAAAAATTGATGAGATTGAAGCCTCAGCAGACCATAAAAAAGCGCAGACTGAGATGAATTTAGTAAAGTCTATGTTAGAGCTTGAAAATATGGATCTAGAAATGATTCAAAGATCTTACGAAATAGCAATGGCAATTAAGAATCAAAATACAAGTAATATACCCAATGAAATGCTTTCAGTTTAGTCTAAAAGATGTTAAAATCACCTATAAAAAAAGGTGGATGTATGCAACTTTTAGACCTAACAGGTGAAAAATATGGTGATTGGATTGTAGTAGGTAGGTCTCCTGATGGAAAAAGGAAGTATCATAGTTGGGTATGTAGATGTAAATGCGGAAAAGAAAAAGTTTTAGATAGCTATTACATAAGAAAAGTATGGAAACCTACAGATTGTGGATGTTCAAACTCTATAATCGGAAAAAAATTTGGAATGTTGATTGTTTTAGAAAAACTAGGGAAAAAGTGCAATACATTATCAAATTTCAAATGTGTGTGTGAGTGTGGAGAGGAAAAAATAACACGAGGAGCATACCTTTTAAATGGTCAACGTAAATCATGCGGATGTTATCTATCAAAAGAAGCAAATGAGATAGGACCAAATAGGGTGTACAACCATTACAAGCAAGCTTCAAAAAAAAGAGGAATCGATTTTCAATTATCTAAAGAAGAGTTGAAAGATATTATAGAAAAAGAGTGTGTTTATTGCGGAAAAACAAAATCCAATGAATTTAAAATGAAAAACACAAAAAAAATTAAAAATCGATTTTATGCCTACAACGGAATTGATAGAGTGAATAATGAAATAGGCTATGTTACTAATAACTGTGTTTCGTGTTGTAACATATGTAACTTAATGAAGCGAGAAATGTCTTACAAAGAATGGATAAATCAGATAAAAACAATATTGGAATATAATCAACAAACTGCATCAACGATGCAAACCATGGGGGCATTATGAAAAGGGATGAAATCGAAAAAGGAAGATCTAAAGGCGAAGCAGGGATGAAATCTCCTACTATGCCTAAGCATCAATTTGAGAGAAGCTACTCAAATATGGATGGTGTAGATATGAAATACTGTTCAGAGATGAACGCAGCAGAAGAGTATCATAGAGCAAATGAAGGACTAAAAAACTACGTTCGTTCTCATAAGATGAAATACTAGGGGGCCAATATGGCTAAAATTCCATTCAATTCTAAAGAAAGTCCAGAGTTTCACCCTGGATATAAGCGTGAAGGGAAGGCCTATAATATGCATCAAGATCATTGGGAAATCAAATATGATCCAGATCCTGCTAAGAATAGAAAAAACCAGGTTATGGGTGGAGATTTTGATCCGATGAATACAAAAGATCGTTATAGAGTTTATAACCCAGTGAATGAAACGGATACCTAATGAAAAAAAGACAGACCGCGGGAGAGCTATCGTTAAAAGCGCGTAGCGACTCCCACGTTTACGATCCACTAGAATTAGGATATGCTCTAACCGATGATGTTATGCCTAATATCATCGAATGCGCATTAAGACATCATCAAATATTTGATGAACCAGAATATTTTGTGTGTCTATTCGTAGCTTCAGACCCTTTGATTAAAGGGGTTCGTAGGCATAAATACGCTGCATTTCTTTATTTGCCTTCTCCTAGACCTGAACAAATGTGTTTTCTGTATAACAAAATTACAGGAAAACTAAAAAGGCTTTGGAGTTTGCCAAATGCAGCTCAAATGGCTATGATCTCAGAAACTCCTTTTGTCGAAAAGAAATGGAGAAGTACAAAAGCTTGGTCAGACGCTTTTTTTAAAGGAGAATTTTGGGAATTAATAAGAAAAGAAAACAATTTTTCTCACTTATCAGAAATAGAATTCCTAAAAGCCAATCGGGAAAAACTCATTAAGTCTGGTGCGAAGGAGTGTCCTTCTGACTTTTCCCAACCCTTTGATTTTAGTAAGGTCGCAATCAATCATATCGAAGACACGAAAACAGCCCGCGCTAATTAAGCACTTTTCGATTGCTTTTGGGAGACATAGCGCTTGAATAGGAACGTCACATTCTAAATATTTCATCACTTTTTCATATCTTTCAAATTCTTTTTTTATTAAATCTCTTCTTACAATAACTTCATTAACTTCACTCATAGGTACACCATGTCAGATGAAAACGTTGAAACACCAATTAAAGAAAATGCTATAGCACAAGAACCCGTACAGACGCAAGAAATTCAAGAAAATCCAGAGGAAATAAATTGGAGAAGATTTAGGCAAGAAAAAGAAGCGCAAAGAAAAGCAAAAGAAGAAGCGGAAAGAATAGCTATTGAAAAAGCTAAAGAAGCAGAAGCTTTAAAAGCAGCTATGGCAGCACTTATGCAAAAGCCTATTCATCAAGAATACGAAAGAGAACAAACAGAAGAAGATGTAATTGAAAAAAGAGTTCAAGAAGCTTTAAAAAGAGAGCGTGAAAGATACGATCAAGAAAGAAAAGCACAAGAGCAAAAAGAATATCCTCAAATGCTTCGCAAAAACTTTTCAGATATTGACACCATTTGCACTCCTGAAAATTTAGACTATCTTGAATACCATTATCCAGAAGTAGCCGAACCATATAAGCATATGCCAGAAGGGTATGACAAGTGGGCCGGTATTTATAAAGCTTTAAAAAGATTTATACCTAATAAAGATGCTGCAAAAGAAGCAAAAAAGGCCGATGCTAATTTAGCAAAACCAGTAGCAATGTCTAGACCTGGAATGACTCAATCAGGTGATCAAGCCCCAAGAATATTGAATGATACAACAAGACAGAAAAACTGGGAAAGAATGCAAAGAATTATGAAAACGCCAGGATAAAACCACAATCCGGAATAGCTCAGCGGTAGAGCAGCGGACTGTTAATCCGTTGGTCGTAGGTTCGAATCCTTCTTCCGGAGTAAAAAATGGGTTATGAGTGACGGCGGTCATAATTCATTACCCAATGATCGGTTTCATTGGGTTTTTCTTTACTTTAAATTAATGATGATAATATCTTGATTTAAGCAGTAGTTACTGGCTTCGCTAGCCTTAAATTCTAGACTGTATTGCACTTCGTCAGTGTGGCTGTAATGTCTTTTCGCCAAGGATAAAACGGATAACCACATTTAAAAAAGAGGTGCCAATATGGCTACTGGAATTACAAATATCCAGAATATGGCTCCAGAATTGCCTTTGCAATTTTCTGAAGACTTATTATCTACACCACAGTTCAATTTGATTCATAGTTTTGGTTGCGATCTTCATTTTGCTGATGCTTATATCGGTAAAACAACTCGTATGTCTCGTTATGAGCGTCTTTCAACTGACGGAGGACAATTAGACGGTTCTGGTATTGATCCAGCTCCAGAAGTTGTAGTTCGTACAGATATCGATGCTACAATGGAGATTTACGCTAAGACTGTTGTAATTAACGAGCAGGTTGAATTATTAGCTGCGTAGCCTGCTATAAATCGTCGGTAAATACCTTGGAAAGCCTAAAAGCCTAAAAAGCTCATGGTAACCAGAGGGAAGCTTTAAAAGTGTTTAATGGATGAAGTTCGAATATGACAAGCTCTAAGTTCTCTAACATAAGAATCGCGAAGATCAATAATCTCTTGAGAAATCTTGGGACCTCTTTGACCCACTTCATAAGTTCTTTTTGTGTAGGTTTCTCTAAGCTTAATCATAATTTCAACTTGTTTCTTTTTGGCAACGATATAAGGAAGGATCTCTTCGCAAATGTGCAACAATCTATCTCCGCTAACTTGCCATCTCCAAGCAGGTTTTCTAGAGTTTTTAGAAAGTTGCTTACTTGTGAATGGGTGAGCTTTAGATCCGAAATGAAAAACAAGCCAATCAATAAGCGATTTGTCTGTATTAGTCACAGAAAGGTAAGTGGTGTGTTGTCTCGTTCCAATGCTACTAGCAGAGTAACTACCAGCGCTGATACTTCCTTCACCGTCGACAATTCCAGCCAAGTAAGCCAAAACGGTCGGTTCGTATGTCTTTCGAATATATTGTTCTTTTCCATATTTAGCCATATAAAATCCTTTGGTAAATGTTTACGTAACAGTATACCAGAAAACATGATTAAATTGCACCCGCAGAGACTAACCCCGATGACACCATAAGGTGAAGTGATAGTCCGATCAATGGTGAAAGCCATTGCGAGGGGATTAACAAGACCCTCCGCCACAATAAAACGTCCTGCGAGACGATTAAACAATGTGGTCAGTAAGAGCGAGTCGAAAGCTCTGAAAGTAACAGTGTAGTACGCTCTACGAAAACGATAAAGTTCTTACAAAGTTTACAGCTCTGTTAGGTCAATGGTTACGTGAAAAAGAAGACTTGTTAATGCGCGATCTTTACGCTTCTTCTGTATCTTACATCAATGCTGTTGGTGGTGGTAACGGAGATCAGCCAAGTAACATCAACCGAGCAAGCGTCAACAATATCGAACGTATCCTATTGGGTAATGATGCTCGCACAATGCTTGCTGTAAACGAAGCTATGGACAAGTTTGGTACAAGCCCGACTCGTGATGCTTTTATTGCGCTTGCTAGCACAGACATCACATCCGATCTACAAAACGTAAACGGTGTTGTGCTCAAGAATAGCTATCCTCATCAAGAAGGATTGAGACCAGAAGAATATTGCTCTATTAGCCGATTCCGCTTCTTTGTTTCTTCTAAAGCAGCAAAGATTCCAGGAGCTTCTTTAGCAGGAAATACAGTTTACACTATTCCAATGTTTGGTTTAGAAGCTGCTGCTAAAATTGAACAAAACGGATATACAGCTATTCTCGGTTATCGCCCTCCTTACGTAGTGTCATCTGTGGCACAAAACAGCCAGTTGTATGCTAAGTTTGCAATCGCTAGAGCGATTACTAACCAAAACTGGATTAGTGGCCTAAACGTAACAGCAACTTTAAACTAGGAGTAAGATCATGGCTTTTACTATCGTTACTCAGGGATCTTTCACTTCTACTGGTGTTGGTGTTAAAGTTCCACTTCCAAGTTCAGCAGATTATTTTAAAGTTCAAAACCTTACACAATTAGCTACTACACAAGGTACTGGTCGTGGAGTGATGTTTGAATGGTATAAGAATCTAACTCCTGCTGGTGCAGCTATTGAATGGCTAAAAACAAACTCAACAAATGCAATGAACTTGACACAAGTTTCATCTGGTGGGTTTACGTATGTTGAAACAGCTCCTATTGTAGAAGCTCAAGCAGCAGCAGCTATTACAGGTATTACAGCAGCAAACCCTGCAGTTGTGACCCAAACAAATACATATTCTGATGGAGATCTAGTAAGAATTTACAATACAACAGGCGATTTAACAATCGGCGGTATGGTATTTCAAATTTCTTCTTCTTCTGGTTCAGGTTATACTTTATTAGGTTTGCCAAACACATCACAAAACGGTCTTGCAGCTGCAACAGCAGGTAATACACGACGTGTTTCAAAATACGCTGCTGTAGATCCAGAATATTTATATATCACTGGTATCTCAAATGCAGGAAGTTTAACAACACCATACGTTGGAAAAAGCGTTGTTTCTGTATCTGTAGACCCTTCAGCATACTACGTTGTTGGTATGAAAGTTCATTTTAGCGTTCCTACATCATTTGGAATGTCTCAAATGAGCGGTTTGACTGGCACAATCGTTGCTTTAAATGTATCTAATACAGGTTTAACAAACTTTGTTGCAGCCTATAACATGGTTGTTGATATTGATTGTTCTTCCTTTACACCTTTTACATTCCCAGCAAGTGCATTGTCACCAACAGCACAATTATTTGCTACATTGGCTCCTGCAGGTGCTCAAACTAGCTTTGATCCTATCACATTGGTTCAAACTGGTTATGAATTTCAAAAGCAACCATTTCATACAGGTCAATTTACTCCATTTATGTACTTAGCTGCTGGCGCACAATCTCCAGCTGGTAGTACATCTGATGTAATTGTATGGCAAGCGTATAAAATGGAAAACTAATTGAATTTATATAATTTAATAAGGGTAAAGGTTTAATGCCTTTACCCAATTAATAGGTAAAAATGCCAGAAGCCAATACGTATTTACCGGGAACCTTGGTCATACCTGGATCCCTTTTGATATCCAATATGACTAATGCTTATCAAATGGTTGTCACTATTGTAGATTCAGCAGTGAATTCTTACGTTGTCGGTCAATTGGTAAGATTCACAGTTCCAAAAAACTATGGAATGATTCAGGCTAATGGTTTGACTGGAGAAATAACAAACATAAATGCATTAGATTTTACTGTAGCTATAGACTCAACTTATTTTGATGTATTTACAGTTCCTCCCACGTTGAGCGCAGTAGAAAAACCAGCTTCACTGAGTCCTGCAGGTTCTAGAAACCTTGTAATAAATAATAATACCCAAAGAGTCCCATTTCAAAATTTAAACAACATCGGAAACTAAACAAAGAGGGAAATATGGCACAAATTGTAATGGTAACAGAAACTGGAGAAGAACACGGTTTAATTAATACACTTCCTAACTCAGTAGCAGATGATGGATTTGCTTCAATGAAACCTGAAATGAAATCTAAGGCTGAAAAACAAAAAAAAGAAGATAGCCGTATTGTAAAAGCACGTTATATTAATCATCGTGGAATGCATGAAAGATTAGATAAACCATATATGAGATACGCAGGAGATCCAATTCAAATTTATCATTTGATTCCAGGTAAGACATATGATTTACCTAAAGGTTTTGTAGATGAAATCAATGAGCATAAAGGCTTAGCACAAAGAGCTGATAGAGTTATTGATGATAAGGTGATGGCTAAAGACCAAAACCCATTAAAAATCCATGAACTTGTCCCAATTTCATTTTAATTAGGTAAATATGGCAATCGCTCCTCCTGATTCAACATTAAACGCTATACGTCTAAAAGTTCGTAGACTTATTGCTTCTCCATCAGAACAGCAATTAACTACAACCACTATTGACCAAGCTATCAATACATTTTATCAAAATGATTTTCCTTACGGAATAAAACTTGATCAGATGAGGAGCGTTTACACATTTTATACTGCTCCATACCAAGGAAGATACCCTTTAAACGTTAATTTTAATCAGGGTATCAGGGCGCCAGTATATGTAGATGGAATTAATGGAACATTTTTTAAAGATCGTAATGATTTTTACAGAATGTGGCCTAGATTTCCGACATTGTCCAAGCCTTTTGTAGGAGATGGCACAACAAATTCATCCAATATTTTAATTACCTTCACTTGTCCAACAGTTCCATTTCTCCCAGGAAACGTAACATTTGGTGGTTTGGCTGTTGGTGGTTCTGCAATAAGAATTGCTGACGATGGAGAAGGTAATCTTTACTATCAATCTTCAGTACCGCAAGTTTCAAACCCATCGATAACAACTAACGTTTCGGGTATGAAAAACTTAAATAACGCTCCTGCAACTGGAGAATTAGGGCCAGGCGATGAGCAACAAACTAGAGTAGGAAGTGTAGATTATGTAACTGGTGTATTCATTATTGACTTTTCTTTAGCTAACGTTGTACCTGCTAGCGGTTCTGAATTTAACCTTTTTGTTTCACAATATCAGCCAGGGCGTCCTTATTCTTTGTTGTTTTGGAATAATTATTTTGAGATTAGACCTATACCTAAATTGATTCATAAAATTGAAGTTGAGACATATTTGACACCCGTTCAATTTCTTGAAACCAGTGATAATCCTATATTATTGCAATGGTGGCAGTATCTTGCGTACGGAAGCGCACTAGAGATAGCTAGAGAACGCCAAGACCAAGATAGCATAGATAATCTTATGGAAGGATTCAAACGCCAAGAAGCTCTTGTTTTAGAGAGGCAAGGGACGGAGGAGATTGGACAGCGCAACAATACAATTTTTACAGCTACAACACAAAATCTAGGATGGAACCAAGGTTGGGGAAATCCTTATGGGGGATAAAATGGTGGCAATAATTATGTAAAATGGTATTATTTAAATAACCTAGGAGGGTTATATGAAAGAATGCCATAGATGTAAAAAAGAAAAAGAACAGGATCAGTTTTGGAGTGGATGTGCATATTGTATTGAATGCGACAAAGAATATAGAAAGGAATGGAGACAGAAAAATAAAGAAAAATATGCAGAAAGAAGAAAATTCTTGTGGAGACAAAAACATAATAGAATATGCAAGAATTGTTCCTTAGAATTTGTTGGAAAAGGTCTAAAAAGGGATTTTTGCTCAACTAAGTGCAAGTTGATAAATAATATTGAAAGGGTAAATGGATGCTGGGAGTGGAAAGGAGATATACATCCAAATGGTTATGCATATACTACAATATATGAAAACAACAAGAAAATGCATGCTCACAGAGCAAGTTATATCATTTTTAAGGGAGAAATACCTTTTGGATTATATGTGTGTCATCATTGCGATAATCCAAAGTGTATAAATCCAGATCATTTGTGGGTTGGAACTGCAAAAGAAAATATGCAGGACGCAAAGAAAAAAGGTAGATTAAGAAATCAATATGGATAAAGTACCTCCAAAAAAGAAATAGAGAAGAATAATGGCAAAATACCAACCAATCAAAATTGCAGGAATGTCTACTGGGTTAGTAGAGTCTAGGGAAGAATTTATTCTTCCAAACGACGCCTATCCAGTGCTACAAAATGCTTTTGTTTGGAGGGAAAGAATTAAAAGAAAGAAAGGTTGTAGATTTTTAGGTCGTCTAACAAGATCAATTGCAAGCTATGTTGCAGCAACAACAACACTTTCAGTAAGCAGCCAAATAGTGAATTTATTTTCTACTACTAGTCCGGTTATAGTTCCAGGAAATGGTCAAATTGTACCAGGTAGCGTTTTAATAAGTATTACTGGAGGAAATGCAGCAAATCATGGAACAGGTATAGACGATGATTTTGGAAATATTTTAGGTACTATAAATATAAGTTTATCAAGCACAATTAATTACATAACAGGAGATTTAAATTTAGTATGGAATAATCAACCAGTTGCTGCAGCATCAAACATTAACATTTCTTATAGCTATTACCCTAACCTTCCAGTTGTAGGTATAATAAATAGAGAAATTAATTCTAAAAACGATGAAGAAACAATCTTTTTTGACACTAAATACGCTTATAGGTATAGCGGAACAACGTTCAGTGAATATATTGCTGGTACTACATGGAACGGAACCGACTATCAATTATTTTGGGGTACAAATTACTGGGTTAGTTCATCTAATGTGAAATTGTGTTGGGTGACCAATTTTAATTTAGGAGATGTTGCAACGGCAAGACCTGCTGATCCAATTAGATATACAGATGGAACTACCTGGACAAATTTTTCCCCTACACTCAATGTAGCTGGAACACTTTTTTTAAACCAAGCATTAGCATTACTTCCGTTTAGAGGAAGACTTCTCGCGTTTAATACATACGAGGGAAATACTAATAACATAACAACAACAACAGCTGTTCAAAGAAGACAAAGAATTAGATGGTCAGCTATTGGAAATCCATTAACTACAGATGCTTGGAAAGACGATATAAGAGGTCAAGGTGGTTTTCTTGATATCCCAACAAATCAGGACATTATTTCCGTCGGTATGGTTAGAGACAATCTAGTTATTTATTGCGAAAGAAGCACATGGCAATTGAGATATACAGGAAGATCTATTGCTCCTTTTCAAATTGAAATGGTTAATGCTGAATTAGGTACAGAAAGCACATTTAGTGCCGTTCAATTTGATACTTCATTAGTGGGATTTGGAGATAAAGCTATAGTTGAATGCGATTCGTTCAAAAGTGCACCTATAGATGTTAAGATACCAGATCTTGTGTTTTCTATCGAAAATCAAGACAATGGAAACGATCGAGTAGTCGGAATAAGAGATTTTCAGCAAAGGCTTGCTTACTGGTCATATCCAATAACTGCTGAAGGATATACTCCAAAGTTTCCTAATAGAAGATTAGTTTATAATTATGAAAATGATTCATGGGCGACATTTCAAGATAGCTTTACATACTATGGAAATTTTCAAAGTATAACAGGAATAACATGGGCTCAAGGAAATTCAACATGGAATAATTCTAATTTTCCTTGGACTGGGGTTCCTGCGTTATTTCCTTATATCGTTGCGGGTAATCAGCAAGGGTTCATAGAAATACTTGATCAGCTTGTCAGCAATGATCCTACACTTTACATCTCTAATATTACCTCTTCTGGCGGGACAACACTAATTACAAGCCCTGATTACAACCTTTCGGATTTTCAGGTCATTCAATTAACAGATCTAACTGACCCATTCACATCTTTAAACGATAAAGTATATGGGGTACAAAGAGTTGATAATAACAGCTTTAAAATATCTACATTCAATACAACGACTCAAGATTTCGACACAGCAGTTCCATTTCCAGGAGGAACCTTTATAGGAGGCGGTGTTATTCGTGTTAGAGATGGGTTTAAAATACAAAGTAAAAAGTTTAACTTTTTAGATGAGGGTGAGAATATACAACTTGGATACATAGATGTGTTAATGAATGTCACGGATTCTGGCGCTGTTACAATGAATATATACGGTGATTATAACGAACAGGATCCATTAAACACCTATCCTAAAAATTACAATCAAGTCACAGGTGCAGCTGATACATTTTTTAATTCTATAATAGACACTACAAATCCATCTTATAATGGTATAAAACTTGAAAGAGGGTCAACCAAAAACTGGCAACGTATTTATTGCTCTACAAGATCTTCTTTTATTACAACACAATTCACGCTTTCTAATGCTCAATTGAATGGAGACGAACAACAACAAGATGTTCAAATTGATTGTCAAATCATGTGGGTTAGAAAAGCTGGTCGCCAATTAAATATACAAATATAGGTAAAAAATGACTGATTACACATTAAACACACCTCAGGCGAACCAATTACTCTCAGCAAGTCAAGGAATATTGCAAGATAACTGCAATGCTTTAGACGAGCGTTTTGGTGTTGATCATTACGAGTTTTCATTGGCATTACCACCAAGCGGATATCATAAACAAGTAACGACTCCTGACAGAACGACTCATCCATCAGGTGCTACCTACCCATCTATTTATGGATTGAATGAATCAACTACAAATCTTGGTTTATTGCAGTATTCAAAAGGAAAAGATAGGACTATAGAAGGAAATCAGGTTTCAACTCCTTTGACATCAATTCAATCACCAGAAACAGCCATAACAATAAATTATACGACACCTACTCCAACATCTATAGACATATTTGACTTTACCGGAATTACAAGATGTTTTGCCAGGTTAACAGTTGGAAATATGTCAACAATATTAAATAGACAATATATAACAACTGCAAATTTATGGTTTCAAGTAAATGGTGGTACTCCATATTTTTTTATTGCTCAATCAGGAAGCATAACAAGTCTTACGACAAAAACAAATAATTACATATTACAGGTATCAAATATATCCGGTAATGCTGCCAATAACGTTTATTGGACTTTGGAATTTCTTAGGATTCAAGTATGAGTAATAATTCACAGATATTTGAAAGTTATTTGCCAGTTTATGATTCATGCCCTGAAAAATGGGATGAAGCTAGGCAGTTTTTAGTTGAGCAGCTAAAAAAGATTTCAAATGCAGTAAATGCAAGAGAAATTGGATGGTTTTTGGATGAAGAACTGTTAAGTGGAAAACAATTTATACCATCAGCAACGACTGGAATAACTCAAGGAACTGCTCCTCAGTACAGAGCAATTTTTAGAAAGGTTATAGATACTGGAGCTTTACCAAACAACACAATTAAATTTATTCCTCACGGTTTAAGTATTACCGATAATTTTACATTGATTCAGATGTACGGAAGTGCAACAAAATTATTAAGCACAGGTGTATTTTATGGAATACCTATACCGTTTAATCAATTGCCAGGAAGTGCAATACCTGGGTCTGTTGAATTAGAAATGGGTGGAGTGAATATAAGAATAACAACAGATGCGGATATGACAAGTTTTACCAGAAGTTTTGTTGTTATAGAATATCTATTAGAAACATGAGAGGTTTAAGATGGGATTATGGGACTCAATTAAAGGTTTTTTGGGAGGCGGTGTTTTTTCAGATAGCGCAAGGAATGCTGCGGGAGACTTTCTCTCTGGAACACCTTCAGAATATGATCAAATATCAAATCTAACACCTGGTCAGTTAAGAAACCAAAGACAGCTTTTGAAAGCAGGAAGAGGAAGAGGGGCAGGTGGTGCATTTGGAAAATCTGCTGATTTTTATAGAGATGTTCTCAGTGACAAGGAAGGATCTCTTGAAGATCTATACGCTCCAGAGCTTAGACAGTTTAATGAAAGAGTAATTCCAGATCTTGCAGAGCAATTTGCTGGAATGGGATCAGGTGGTTTATCTTCTAGTGGATTCAGAAATGCTGCAATAGGTGCAGGGACAGATTTAAGTGAACGGTTAGCTTCAATGAGACAAAATCTAAGGTTTAATGCAGCTCAAGGCCTAAGTAATATAGGTGCACAAGGACTACAACCTTATACGAGCTATCAGCAAACAAATCCTGGTTCTGAAGGTTTTCTTAGCAATATTGCACCAGCAGTTGGAACTGCAATCGGAACTGCTGTAGGAGGCCCAATAGGTGGAGGATTAGGAAACATAGCAGGAAGTTTATTCAAATCTAGTCCGTACGGAAATCAAAATCCTTCTTCTTCTCAAACTGGATCTTTCATTTCACAACAGAGGTATTAAATGGTTAAGTCAGGATCATTTACAGTAGGTCAAGGAAGCTTAGCTGGTAGGCTTGGTTCAGGTCTTGGAAAAGGACTAGCAGAACAACTACCAAAAGAATTTGAAAGAGAAAGGCTAAAAACAGGCCTTGAGCAATTTGCAAAAGAAAGCTCAAACATGTCTCCACTTGAACAAGCAACAAAACTATTTGGTATACCAGGAATTACTCCTCAAATGGTTCAAGTTTTGCCTGAACTTTTAAAACAACAGCAATTAGGTCAATCTTTAAAAGATCAATCTGAAGCTGAAAACAGGCAAAGAAAATTTGATTTATCACTTAATAAAGAAGAGTCTCCTGAATTTGGTTTAACAACAAGACCTGGACAAGAAGCGCTTAGAAAGGGGTATATTCCTCCAACTATGCAGCAAATAGATAAAAGAGCAGGAGAGCTTTATAATTCAAATCCACAAAGATTTAAAAACAACCCTGAAAATGCTATTGCATATGCTCAAAGCGAAGCAGCTCAAGAACAAGTTATTAATCAGGCTTATCAAAATCAGAGAAGAGGACAACAGGATTTACAGAAATCTGTACAAGGAAATTTGCAAACACAAGCTGGTTTATTGGGGGCAAAAGTTCCAGGAACAGTTTATAGCGATATCGAGCAAAGAGCGATTAAATCGATTCTTCCTGTTGAAGAAGGTGGTGAAAGTTTAACTGAAGATGAAGCTAAAATTAAATACGGAAACAAACTAGATCAAGTTTCAAGAGAATACAATGCTTTGAGAGGTATTGGAGGTTGGGCGTTAATATCAAAAAGCCCATCAGAAAACCTAAGAGCTATCAAATCAGCAAGATCTCAATTTGCTAAAAGAGATGATTTACAAAATTTTGCAGATACATTAATAGATGAAAATGGACTTTCTCCTAGCAAAGCATATTATTTAGCATTTCCAAACTCAGAAATACCAGAATTGAGCAAATCTCTTAAAAAAATTCCTGATGTAAATCAAAAGAAAACACTAAGAGAAGAGCAATATGAAAAAGAATATGGATATAATCCAGAAGTTATTTTAAATCAAATGGCTCCCAAATTAGCCAAAGATATGGGAAAAACAGGTAGCCCTTTGGCAATAGCAGAAGAAATATATTCAAAAGGGTATGACCCATCAACTTTTCTTCGATATTTAGATGAGAATAAAGAAAAGCTAGACTTATCTTTAAGACAAGTTAATGAATTAACTAAACCTAGAAATTTTGTCCCTACCATGGACGATCTTTGGCTATTTAAATTAAGTGGACAAGACAAAATAGTGGAGTAATATGCAACCATATCAAAAAGCGACTGAAGCGGTAAGAAGACAAGCTGAAGAACCAACTAATATTTTAAAAACAGCCGTATCAATTGGTGGTTCATTAGCTGGTGGAGGGGCAATTGCTTCAAGGGTTTTACCTTTATTAAGTAAATATATACCTGGCGAAATGATGAGAAAAGGGTTGTCTAAAATAGACCCTAAAATAGGTGGATTTGTTGAAGGCGCTTTAAATAATGGATATTCCTTAGATGATGTAAGAAGTTATATGGAAGAAAAGTTTTCTGTAGCAGAGCCTAAAATGCAAGAATCAAAACCTATTGATCCTTTACAAAGCTTTGAAACAACATACCCAGATATTGCAAGCGCACTAGCAAGAACAATGCAAAATGGACAATCTCCTGATGCAGCAGCTGCTATTTTGAAAAACTCTAGTTCATTTGCTAAAGACATAAAGAAATTAGAAAAAGAAACAGGAAAAAACTTTATAGATTACGTGCTTGAGTTGTTTGGTAATAGAGGTCAGCAAATGCAGCAACCACAGCAACAAATGCAACAGCAACCAGAAATGCAACAACAAATCCAACCTCAAGGTCAGCTAGGTGGTGGAGTAGATGCTCAATTAATGGCTGCATTAGATAAAATCCTAAAAATGTAATGTAAAGCGGTTTTACATGAACGACAACGAATCACAAATAAACGATCTGAAAGAAGCGTTGAGAGACGTCATGATGTTGATCGCAGAAAGGGGTAAACCATTATCTGAAGATCTTAAGTTGTTGTTAACTCAAGTGATGGAACATGTCGCTAACCGTATACAACAACTTAGGAACCAAGAAAATTTGCCTGTTCAGCCGATTCAATTAGAAAAAGCTCAACATCCTTCAGCTCAAATAAACGCATTTAATTACGATCCTAAATCTAAACAGTTACACGTTAAGTTTCAGGGAGACTATCCTCAGGAAAATGGGCCTCAATACGTTTATGATAATGTTCCTGAAAATATAGCTAAACTATTTATGCGTGGTGCGGTTGCGCCCAAAACCAGCGGCAGGAACCCTTGGCATGAATGGAAAAAGGGTATGGCTCCAAGTTTAGGTGCTAGTATGAATGCTCTTATAAAAATGGGCGGATACAAATACCAGAAAGTTGCTTAAATTTAACAAAGGAAAGTTATCATGACAAATTTCAATGGTTCAGTTCAACCCCTTGGCTATCAAGGGATTGATATTTTACAACAACCTATTTTCATTGGAAATCAGGTTAGAGCACCAGGTGCAGGTGATGTTTATCAATCTGGTACAATTTGGGATTATGTTTCAGGTACAACACACACGTTTTATATTTCTTGTGGTGGTCAACCATCTGGTGGAACAACAATAGGTGTCTGGACAGTATTTGGTAGCTCTAGTGGAGATGTTATTGCTGTTAACGGTACAACTAATCAAATTAGCGCAGTAACAGCTGCAGGAACATCAACAATTTCTTTACCTTCAGCTATTACAGCTCCAGGGTCATTGACAACAACAACAGCATTAGTTGGTGGAACTGGTGTAACAGCAACAACCGGTGGTGTGACAGCTTCTGCAGGTGATATTACCGCAACTCTTGGTAACATCGTATCATCTGCTGGTTCTGTGTCTGCTGCAACTACTGTAACAGCTGGAACAGGAGTTACTGCAACAACAGGTAACGTAACAGCAACAAATGGAAATTTAGTTTTAAATGGAGCGGGAAACAAGCTTGTTATTCATGCAAGTACAGCTGCTTCTGACTCTGTTGGTACATCAGCTGCTTTAGATGGTGCTTCACCTTCTCAGTTGGTGGTTTCAACAACAGCTGTTACATCGTCATCTAAAATATTTCTATCCGTTGCTACAGCTGGCGGTACTCGAGGTTTTCTATCTGTTGGAACGATAGTAAACGGAACAAGCTTTCAAATCCTTTCTTCTGCAAACGGCGATACGTCTACTGTTAATTATTTGATCATTAACTAGTAAAATATATTCGAAAGGGAGTATAAATGAATTAATTGTACTCCCTCCTTACAAAAAGAAAAAAAAGGCCTTGTATATGAATCTAGACACATTTCAGTGTATCGAAATGGCTGTTTTCGATATGACAACTTTAACAGCTTCTTTTGAGCCGTTAAATACAGCTGTACAACAACCTGTAGTTGGTTCTGAAGGTTTCCAGGATAGTATAAAAGTTCTTAAGCTATATAACGATGGAGACACAGGAATCACTCTAAGTTTCAATGGAATTGTTCCAAACGATTATTTACCCGCAAAAGGTACTCAGATTATAGATTTGCAAGCTAACCATGCTAGCAATTCCGCTTATGGTTCTGGAACTTTGAATGGAAGAAAAGGACAATATATTTACGGATTGGGAACAGCAAGTACAGCAGGAAATCTATACATCAGCGGATATCGTTGAGAAGGAATAAAGAATGAGTCAGTTTTTTGTTAATTCAAGCGGCGGCGGAAGCGGTGTATTTATTCAAACAGATATTGCGGATGAAGACTCAGCAATAACTCCTGGTACAGCGACTCCTAACGGTTCAGGAGTTCTGGAGTTTTTAGGAAGAGAAACATCGTTAAATAACGATAAAGGTATCCAAACAGATGCAGATCCAGATAATGGAAATGTTGTGTATGTCGAGCTTACAAATAGAATTCAAGCGAAAATAACCACAAACAACAATAATCCAACAACTATAACAACATTCAATCTTGGTACAACACCAGGTGTTTATACATATGATATAAATATTGCAGCTTTCGACGTCACAGATTCACTAGGTATAGGATACTCTATATTTGGTACAACAAGAACAGATGGAACAACAGCTGTAATATGCGGAACTCCTGATAAGATTGTAAATGAAGAAGCAGGAACATCTGCAGCAGATGCAAATATTGTTGTTTCTGGGAATGATGTAATAATCCAGGTTACTGGTCTTACCGGTAAAACAATAAATTGGAATAGCATTTCAACCTATATATTTGTGAGTTAAAAATGGCTGGTTTTGACAACGACGTTGTATATGGAACGAACTTAGATTTCTCTACGGCTGGAGCTTTAGGAGGAAATGCTACCATTTTAACAGATGGTCAAATGCTTATTGGAACCACTGCATTAAATGTTGGTGGAACTCATATAAATGTTGGAACAATAACTTCTCCGAATTCGTCCATAGTAGTTGGATTTTCAACTCCAAATATTACTTTGCAAACAAACAAATCAATAATTGGTGCGTGGACAGATGAAGCAACATCATTTGCAGCTGCTTCCGGAAACGGATACTTTTGCGCTGCTGCTTTGACAGCAACACTTCCTGCAAGCCCAAGCCAGGGAGATGTAATCAATATTGCGGTTGATACGGCTAGTGCTGTTGTTATTCAAGCAAACACGGGTCAAACTATACGTTTAGGAAATATAACTAGCACAACAGCTGGAACGGCAACAAGCAGTGCTATAGGTGATTCTCTACAGTTAGTATACCGATTTGCAAACAGTGAATGGTTCTCTGTTTCATCAATTGGAAATTGGACATTGGCTTAGTAAATTTGATTTTAGCATAAATTATGCTCTCTTCGGAGGGTCTAAAAAGAGGTGTAAATGGCGCTAATAAATAATTCTATAAATAATAACGCCCCTTTGATCGGAGCAGTTCAATATTACTCAACAGGTGGAACTGATAGCTCATATGTAGATCAAAATTGGCTAAAATGCGACGGATCAATTTATTTACAGGCAACATATCCAATTCTATTTTCTAGATTAGGTTTATTAAATGCTGGTGGAACACAATGGACGCGAAGAACATCTGGAACAGCATTTAATATTACCTCTTTAGTTTATGGCGGAGGTCTATATGTTTATGGTGGTGTTGGAAATGCTTTAGCTTCTAGTACGGATGCAATAACAT